CAACAAAAGCAATTAGATTTGCTGCTTCACCAACACCAGGTTCATTTCAAGTAGATGAAGAAATCAATCAGGCTTCAACTGGTGCTGTTGGTAAAGTTGTAGAATATGACTCAACAAATAGAGTTTTATTTTATATTCAAACAAGATTTAATGATGAGGGTGTAGATAGTAATGGTAATCAAACTGCTTTCTCTGGTGCAAATGTAGTCACAGGACAAACTTCAAGTGCTACAGGTACTCCTGATACAGGATTTAGTTCAACGGTAAATGGTTCGTCATTTACTTCTGGATACTCTAGTTCAGAATTAGACGCTGATTCAGGCGATGTAATGTACATTGAAAACAGAGCACCTATTACAAGAGCAACAGACCAAACTGAAAATGTTAAACTTATCATTGAGTTTTAATTATAAGGAAGAAAGATAATGCCATCACCAACTGATTTTAATGTCAGTCCATATTATGATGATTTTTCGGATGCGAAGAATTTTCATAGAATACTTTTTAGACCTGCGTTTGCTGTACAAGCAAGAGAGCTGACACAATCACAAACTTTATTACAAAATCAAATTGAGAAGTTTGGTGACCACATGTTTAAACCTGGTGCAAGAATATTACCAGGACAACTTTCGATAGACACACAATATTACGCAATTAAATTAACATCTAAATCTGCAAGTTCAATTAATGATTATTTAAATGGTACACTTACAGGCGGTACCTCTGGTGTGATTGCTGATGTTGTAAAAGTATCTGCAACAGACGGTACTGATCCAGATACAATATTCATCAAATACGCAAAGACAGGTACAAACAATACAACAGCAGAATTTCAAGCAGGAGAAACTTTAACATCAAGTAATGCAGGAAGTCCTACCGTAGTAGTTGCAACTGCACATACAGGTTCTGCAGCTGCTGTAGAAGCAGGTACATATTATATTAATGGTTTTTTTGTAAATGTAAGTTCAGAATCTATAATACTAGACAAATATACAAATACACCATCTTATAGAATCGGTTTATCGGTTACAGAAGCTTTTACAACACCTGGTGATGATAGTTCTCTTAACGATAATGCTCAAGGTTCTTCAAATGTAAACGCACCTGGTGCTCATAGATTTAAAATTACTTTAGCACTTGCAAAGAAAACTTTATCATCTACTGAAGACTCAAATTTTATAGAAATTGCTAGGGTTGAAAATGGTAACATACAATCAATTGTTAGAGCTACAGAATATGCTGTACTTGAAGAAACATTAGCAAGAAGAACACATGACGAGTCTGGTGATTATACTTTAACTAATCCAGATTTTGAAGTTAGAGAGTCTGCAATATCAGGAAATAATAGAGGTGTTTATACAAATGGTGCTACAACAGCAGATGGTAATACTGCTTCAAGTGCCTTATTAGCAATTGGTGTTTCACCTTTTAAAGGATATGTAAAAGGTTATGAATCAGAGATTATAGGAACAACTTTTGTAGATGTAGATAAGGCAAGAGATTTTGATACACAAAATAATAATAAAACGAGATTTGCGGTTGATAACTTTGTTAGTGTAAACAATGTTTATGGTTCGCCAGATGTTGGTTTTGTATCAGGTGATACAGCTGCATTTAAAAATATAAATTTATTTGATAGCGCAACTGCTGTCAGAGGCACTCAAAAAAGTACCGTTGGTGTAACCGTACCACAAATTGGTAGAGCAAAAAGTAGAGGTTTTGAATATACAACAGGTACTGAATCAAATGATATTTTTGCAACTTCAAATATTTGGAAACATTATCTATTTGATATTGAGATGTTTACTCATCTAAACACAATCGAGGCTACATCATTTACAACAGGAGAAATAATTACAGGCACAACTTCAAACGCAACTGCTGTAGTTCAGTCAATATCTGCTACAAAATCTGCAGCTGCAAGTTCAATATCTAGTGCAAGTCCTGGTGTTGTCACATTAACTGCTCACGGTTTTGTAGATGGTCAACAAATTAATGTATCAGGTGGTTCATTTCAAATAGATTCTACTGCTTATACTGAAGGAACTTATTGTGTAAGAAACGCAACAGCAAATACCTTTGAATTGTTTAGTGCCGATGGTCTTACTGCTCAGAATGTAACCTCAACATCTTCAATGCCTACTTTAACACATGGTGTTGTAGTAGTATCAAATGTAAAAGGTGAGTTTAGTGCAGGAGAAACCATCGTAGGTCAGACTTCAAGTAATAGTGCAACAATTCAAGCAGACACAATAGGAAGAAAAGGTGTACAAACAAGAGAAGTAAGTGCTGTTAAACAACTTGGTATGGCGGGTTCTCCTACTTACACAGCTGACGCTGATTTAACAAACACGTATGGATTAAATGAAACTATTGGTGGTAATATTTCAATTGCAAATAGTTCAGCACAATTACTTGGTAAAGGCACAAACTTCACAACAGATTTAAAAATAGGTGACTCAATATCATTTACTAATAACGCAGGTTCTACGGTTACTGCATTAGTACAAAATATTATTTCTCAAACAGAAGCAACATTAACTGCTAATGTAGGTGGTTCAGATGTATCAACTGCTTCTGTGGTAACAAGAAGAAGATCAAAATTAACAAATCCTGAAAACAATAAATTAATATTTAAATTACCTTATGAAACGGTTAAGACTTTAAAAACTGCTACTAATTCAGATCAAACAGATACAAGTTTTAATGTAAGAAGACAATTTACTGCTACGTTATCTTCTAACGGTGACGCAACTATAACAGCAGGTACAAATGAAATATTTGCTTCGTTAGCAAATGATGACTTTGCTGTATCAATAATGTCAACTGGCGGTGGTGGAACAGGCGCTGTAGGTGATACTTTAAACTTATCAGGTAATAACCATGAAGGCGATACAATATTTAACTTAACTGGTTCACCAACAGGTAAAACCTTAAACTTTGACTTTGGTGCTAATTTTGCAGGACATAAAATTAAAATATTAGCAACGGTTGTAAGATCAGTTGCAGGCTCAAAAACTAAAACATTAAACAACGACTCAACGGTTAACATTTCCTCCCAAGCAACAATCGAGTCTGGTGTTATAGGTTTAGGAAAAGCAGATGTATTTAAATTAGAAAATGTTTATATGTCAAGTGGCTTTGGTGCTACTGCAAGTGCTTCAGATACAGATATTACAGATAGATTTGATTTAGATACAGGTCAAAGAGATAACTTTTACGATATAGGTAGAATTAAATTAAAACCAGGTGCAATTGTTCCTACTGGACAATTACTTGTTAAATTTGATTTCTTCTCTCACGGTGCTGGCGATTACTTTGATGTAGATTCATATACTGGTGTTGTAGATTACGAAGATATTCCTAATTATACTTCAGACACAACTGGTGAAAAATTTGAGTTAAGAGATGTGCTAGATTTTAGACCTAGAGTAGATGACGCTTCTACAATTAATAGTGGTGGAGACGATAGATCATTTGATGGTACAGGTGCTTCTACGGTTGATATTGTAGAATTTGGTTCAGATATAACTGCTGATTTAGAATTTTATTTAAGTAGAATAGATAAACTTTTCTTAACGAGAGAAAGTAAAATTAAAGTATTAAAAGGTGCCTCAGATTTAAATCCATTAGAACCTGGTGATTTAGATGGTCACTTACATATTGCTACTTTAGAAATACCATCTTACACTTTAGATACAAGAGATGTAGTAATTAGAAAAGAAGATAATAAAAGATTTACAATGAGAGATATTGCAGGTCTTGAGCAAAGAATTAAAAATGTAGAATACTATACTCAATTATCTTTATTAGAAGCTGACGCTCAATCTTTACAAATACAAGACTCTGATGGATTAGATAGATTTAAAAATGGTTTTGTTGTTGATAACTTTACAGGACACAATGTTGGTGATGTAGGCAATAATGATTATAAACTTGCCGTTGATAGAGGTAGAGGTGAAGGTAGAACATTATTTAATGAAGATATTATTGAATTAGAAGAAACAGATGATGATTTAACTGCTATAGTTGCTGCTGATAGAACAGCTGCAAACTATCAAAAGACTGGTGATTTAATTACTTTACCATATACAGAAACAACATTTTTACAAAATCCTTACGCAACAGCAACAGAAAACTTAAATCCATTTTTAGTATTTAATTGGATAGGTAATATAGAATTAGATCCACCTGTTGATGAATGGAAAGAAACAAGAACAGCGCCAGAATTAGTTGTTAATGTTAATGGTACTTTTGATAACCTTGCAAGAAATAGAGGAT